CCGGCCCGACAACACCCCAGCCTATTGACAGATCCAACAAATAAATATAATGTACTACAGAAGATTTATAACATTCACTTTTTTTAAGGAGGCAGGACAGATGAAGCAGATCATTGAAGACGGCATAAATGAAGTCGTTGAAAGAATCATCTCCAAGCACAATGGAGATCCACTTGAAGATTTCGACGAGTTCAAGTGGGACCTGTACGAAGCCGCCCGCGCCCAGATCGAGGACTGGGACGAGGATTACGACGAAGACGAAGTTTACGACGCAATTACCGCCTATTGTGAAACAACCTTTTGTTAACCTTTTGAAGGAGGACAGGACATGGAGCAGGAAAAAGCAACTCTAACGCTGGCAGAGACAGAGGCCGTTTTATTTTGCCTGCTGTGGGAGCAGGAAGGCAAGGACGAGACCACCGCCCGGAACCGGGCCGCGCTTGAAACAGCGCTTGAGCTGACACGGCAGGAGCGCCGCAAGGATATTATCCGCTGCGCATACTGCGGAGAAGACGCACGAAGAGCAACCGCCGCCGAGTTCGCCTTAGACCACGTGAACAAGCTGTTAGGCCAACTGCACACGGCCAACAGCACGAACGAGGACATAAAGCGAGGACTGGACAAGCTGGAGATGGACGCCGACCGGGAGCCCGTCGCAGTACGCAGCGAAGACCCGGCCAGATACAACGCAGAAACCGAGGCCCGCCGGGAACTGGAGGCCGCGAAGGAGGCCGCCGACGACGACAACACGTTACAAATGGCCGCCGAGATCCTACAGCACCGCGCCGAAGGACAGCAGGCCGGGGAGGTATTCGGCTGCCCGGCACACGTGGCCCTGTACCTTGCAGCGCAGAAACGGGACAGCGCCGACCAACACGAGACACTAACAGCTATTTATCAGGATAGCAAGCTAAGACTGATAACGCAACAGGACTGGCCCGGCTCCGTCAACAGCGCCCCGTTTTATGTCCGAGAGATCGCCCGGACAGCGCTTGAGAGCAACGCCACCAGCGTTACACTTGCGCACAACCACCCCAGCGGAACGCTTGAGCCCAGCAGGCACGACCGGGACAGCACCGCCAAGCTAAAGCAGGCGCTGGCCCTGATTGACATCACCCTGAACGACCATTTAATATACACGGCCGCCGGCAAATTCTACAGTTTTGCCGAGCGCGGCATACTTTAACCAGAGGAGGCAGGAACCATGAACACACAGACAGAAGAAAAATTGACAGCGCAGCAGATCAAAGACAGACTCGCGCAGTGTATCGGAACTGATGTTTGGTATAGACATTATCTGGGACAGCTGTTCACGCAGGGCGTACAGGATATGGCCGAGCTTTGCGGCGCGTACTGGCTGATTGACGCAGTAATGAGCCACCAGAACAGCAAGGCCGCGAGAGAGGCCCCCTTTCAGGTTTGGACACTGACCGTTGACGACGACAGCGCGGTATTGACAATGCAGCAGGACAGCGACCAGCCGGCCGAGATCAAGCAGGAGATACCCTTCACGGACTTCCCGCTTGACCGGATCCAACTCTATCACATCGACAACGTTCTACTTTTACCGTCGGAGTATTAAACATGATTGACCTTTTGATATCAGCCGCAATATATGCGCTTTTGAAGTACATGGACAGGTTCAAAGACTGACCAGCCCCCGGAACAGGCGCCCCCTCACCAGAGGAGGCGCCCGCCCCGGCCAAGAGGCCCGGACAACAACCATTTTTAAGGAGGCCAGAGCATGGAGAGACGCGGAAATTATCCGGTATTGTTTCAGGTCGTTGAGTATGTAAACGGAGATAATTGTTATACTGTTTACCCCCACGGCACCAAGCACGATAGCATACTTGACGCCCAGCGGGAATATAAGGAGATCCGAGCAACCGGCCAGCGGCTGGACGCGATCGGAATGTATGCAGAGGGCAAAGACGGCCCCCCGCCTCAGCTGACATGGCTGGCCGACTTTGACCCGGACAGGCTGACAGTACAATCAACCGCCATTTAAGGAGGCCAGAGCATGGCAGACTGGAACAAAAAGAAAGTGCTTGCAGAGCTGGAGCGCTGGGAGTATATGGTTGCCGGCGATAATGCAAGTTGCGAGGAATGCCCGGACGATGAAACCGGAGAGGGCTTTTTCAGCTGGCAGCGCTGCGAGCTATGCGGAGGACTGCCCGGCGTGAGATACCCGGCCCACGCTGCACCCAAGGGCAACAAGTCCGAGCTTTACCACTTCGAGATATGCCAAGACTGCTTGATGTATATCGCCAACGGAGAGGAGCCGCCCGAATGACACACACAGAGCGACTTAAAACGACAGGAGCGATCCAGAACGCATTGAACCGGCTGGCAGGCCACGCGACCAGCCGGGACGAGCTTAAGGCCATTACAGCGGCCCGGAAAGCCGCGGCCCGGATCCGGGCAGAGATCAACAGGCAGGCCACAGAGGCCGCCCAGCAATCACTTTTTAGAGATAGTTAATAATCATTTTTAAGGAGGTAGGAGCGTGAAAAAAATCACATTGAAAGAAACAGAGGAGCGTTTAAACGAGATCGGCCCCCCGGCCCATGACCACCCAGAGAACGACGGCCGGGTATCTTGGAAAATGGTAAACCGGTATGGCACATGGTTGAGGCGCAAAGATCCTATCGCTTTCCATTACGCCCGGGAGGATATGAGCCAATGAACATACTATACTCAACACTAATACTGGCCGCCGCCATAGCCATGGCGCTGATAGCTGGAGCGTACGAGGGCATGAAGGAAGGCAGGAGACGAGAGCGAGCAGAGCGAGAGCAGCAGGACGACAGCGACCAGCCGGGCCGGGGGATCAACCCCCGGCCCATTTTTTGTTACCACGCGCGCGAGCTGGACGGATCCAGATCGACAGACTGCGGCGTCAGAATTCACCCCCGGCCCCGGAGTCGGTCAGTCTGCCCATGCTGCGGTCGGATGCTTCGGAGGTGGAAGGCCCTGGCTGAGTTGCGGAGCGGGCGCTGAAATACGAGAGCGGGCGCTAAAAAATTTTCTAAAAAACTTGTTGAATCCCTCCAGTCATGTGCTACAATAGAAAAGAAACGGAGCTACCAACCTTTTCAGAGGAATACAATGGACACTAAAGAGAAAAGACTGAAACCTACGGGGATGCGCTGGACCCCGCGCGAGCTTAGAATGATCGACGGGGCCGCCGGCCTGCTGGGCATCACCAGAACAGAGTTCGTCCGGAGGGCTACACACAAAGCCCTGGCAGACCTGCCAAGGGTACTGGACAGCGCCGCCCTAGAGCAGGCGGGCAAGGCATGAAGCCAGGTATTTACCTACGCAATGAGGCCGGCGGAGTATTCATCCACATTAAATGTGACTTCGAGGACAGGGAGCGCTGCAAGTCTGTACTTGGAGCGTGGTGGAGCAAGAAGACCAAGACCTGGAGGTATCCGGGCTTTGCCGTGTTCGATGTGATCAGGGAGTTTCCGGAGCTGCCATGCAGCCCCGGCGTACTGGAGTGGCGTAAGAAGCTGCACAACATAGTAACATGGAATAAGGAAGTAAAGAGAGGGAACCATCCCTGCGAGGCACCACCCCCGGAATGGCTGTATATGCACCAACAGGTAGCCTACCACCTACTAATGTGTAACCCTGACTTCGCCCTGTTTATGGACATGGGTACCGGAAAGACCGTGGCCGTCCTGACAGCCCTTGACGCTCTGGGCGACAGGACACTGGTTGTCACCCGGTCGGCCCTGATCTACTCCGCCTGGCTGGAGGACATCGAGGAGCGGTTCCCGTGGCTGCTGGGATCTACCATACCATGGCAGGGATCGAAGCGCAAGCGCAAGTACGAGAAGCAGATCCGGAGAGGTACTAACGTCCGGATAATACTCACCAACTTTGACACATATAGAAACGATTGGGACTTCCTGCGGTCCTGTGGCTGCAAGATCCTGGTTGTAGACGAGTCAAGCATCTTGAAGGATCCGAAGAAGAAGACAGCGACCGACAAGCTGCGGACCCCGGAGCGCCTGATCCGACACGCCAGGCAACCAGAGGTAGAGCGCCGTATCATAATGAGCGGTTGCCCCGCACCCAACAGCCCGCTGGAGTATTACCAGCAGGTGCAGTTCCTGGATCCGTCGGTCATGGGGGACAGCTATTACCGGTTCCGTCTCCAGTGGTGTCACCAGACAGATCGGCTGGGCTATAAATACGACATGACCACCGAGAAGAAAAATAAAATGCTGGACCGGATCTCCGCCATAAGCTATGTGATCAGCAAGGACGAGTGCTTGGACCTGCCCGAGCGGACGTTCACACCGGTTAAGATGGACATGCACGAGGCCCAGGCCAAGGCGTACCGTCAGATGCTGCGGGACTTGATCATGCAGCACGAGGCCGGGGAGATCGAGGCTGGACGCGTCGTTACTCAGATAATGAAGCTCAGGCAGATAACCTCCGGGTTTGCCTACTATCGGGAGGAGGAGGACATCGACGACCGCAAGACAGCCTGGATCGGATCCCCGAAGTACAAGGAGCTGGAGAACCTGCTGTCCGACATAGGCGACGAGCAGGCTATCATCTGGAGGCATTTCGACGAGGAGGGCAAGCGCCTGGCCGAGCTGCTGGGAGATAAAGCGGTTGACTACAGCCCGCTTAAGGACGGAGAGAAGCCCCAGGCGTTGAAGGACTTCAAGAAGGGTAAGTATCAGTACCTGATCGCGCACCCGGCCAGCCTGGGGCATGGCGTTACGCTGGTGAATTGCAGGTATGCCATATATTTCAGCTTGAGCAACAGCTATGAGCAGTACATCCAGAGCATCGATCGGATCTACAGGGCCGGGCAGAAGCATAACACACAGATATTTTTCCTGATGTGTAACAAAACCATCGACGAGGAGATCTATTACGAGAGCCTGAGCGGCAAACAGAAGATGTCAAACATGGGACTTAATTATTTGAAGAAGGAGGCGAAGTGAATGAACTTGAAAAGAACATACAGCGAAAGATACTCCAGAAAGCAAGAAGAAACAAGGCGATTGTTTTCAAGTCTGATACGCCGCCGCGCGGCTGGCCGGACCTCACGTATATTAAGGACGGTCAAGTCGCTTTTATCGAAGTCAAACGACCAGGCCAGGCGCCGCGCCTCAATCAGCAACGACGTCTTGCTGAACTATCTAAGCAGGGAATCCCGTGTATCGCTGCGGACAGTGTGGAAGCAGCTTTAGAATTCATTAACAGTTTATAGGAGGCGTGTGTATGAAAATTGTGGAACTGAAAAGCGAGAATGTAAAGCGATTGAAGGCGGTCCAGATCAGGCCCGACAGTAATGTGGTTGAGATCACGGGCAAGAACGAGGCAGGCAAGTCGTCTGTCCTGGACTCCATCCTGTACGCTTTCTCCGGGAAGAACATCGAGAGCAAGCCGATCAGGAACGGAGAGGAAAAGGCGGAGATTCGGATTGACTGCGGGGAGTTCACCGTAACTAGAACCATCACCGAGAAGGGGAAGTATCTCAAGATCGAAACCAAGGATGGCGACCAGAAGAAAAGCCCCCAGGCATTCCTTGATCAGATTGTCGGACGCATATCGTTTGATCCCCTGGACTTCATGCGGAAGGATCCGCGCGACCAGAAGGACATTCTCATGCGTGTTGTACCCGACGCCCATAAGTTGATACAGGCCAAGGAGGAGGCAGCCGAGACAACCAGGCAAGTGAGATCCCTCAAGCGCGAAGGCAACACCATGCTGGAGAAGTACAAGGCTATGCCATGGCACGAGGACGCACCGAAGGAGAAGCCCGACGCGTCACAGATCCTGGAGAGCATGAAGGAGATCCAGGAAAAAGCCATGCTGCATACCAACAACATGAATATTGTCGAAGACTTAAAGAGGCGCATGGCTCAGAAAGAGGCCGAGATAGAGACCGCGCAAAAGGAAATCAAGCGACTGCAAGAGCTGGTAGAGCTTGAAAAAATAGAAATAAATCAAACCAAATGCAGCATAGCTCAGATGGAAACAAACCTTGAAGACGCCCCCGACTACGCAGCCGAGCGGGAGGATCTTGACAGAAAAATGAAAGACATTGAGAAGGACCGGGAGAAGTGGCAGGAGAACCATGAGAAGGAGCAGGCTCAGGCCGCCATCAAAGATAAGATGAATGCATTTAATGAGCTGAAGAACCAGGCCAAGGAGAGAGAGGACAAACTGGCGAAGCTGATGGACAACATATCCTTCCCGATCAAAGGCCTGTCATTCGACGACGATGGTGTGTTGTTTAACGACATCCCCCTGGCCCAGCTGTCCCAGGCCCAGAAGATCCGCGTGGGTATGGCTGTATCCATGGCCATGAATCCTAAAATGAAGGTGATTATCTGCAAGGATGCAAGTCTTCTTGACGACGACAACCTGGATCTGGTGCGGGAGCTTGCAGACAAGGAAGACTATCAAGTATGGCTGGAGCGTGTAGACTCCAGCGGAAAGACAGGAATCTTTATTGAGGAAGGAGAAGTTAATGCAAAATGAATTTGAGAACGCTTTTGACGATAATGAAGAGCAAGACCCAAGGTCCATGGCCGAGGAGATCCTGGGAGAACCGGGACAGGTAAGCGAGGAGGACGACAATATCCTCCAGCAGCAGGCCGATGACATCTTCCGGATCAAGGCTGAGTACGAGGCAGCCAGTAACGCTGCAAAAAAGCTGGAGAAGATGTATAAGAACGCGCAGCGCGCCATGATCCAGACTATGCAGGGCATGGGCCTCAAGAGTATCCACCCGCAGGCCGGCGGCCGCATCACCGTGACCGAGATCACCGACTACAAGGCGGACACGCAGAAGAAGGTAGACTACTGCCTGGAGAGCGGTTACGAGGCGCTGTTGAGCGTGTATTATGGCACATGGAATTCACATTGCAAGGAGCTTGCAGAAAGCGGAGAGGGCCTGCCTGAGTGGGTAGAGGCCACGCCGAAAACAAAGCTGTCGGTAAGTAAACCGAAGTAATTTTTTTAATAGGAGGCATGTAATATGTCAGAGAAATTTGAGTTGACGCCAATGCAGGACAACGCGGTCGCAGCGGCCAGGGAATTAGGGTTTGACTTTACCAAGAATTTCAGTGGAGGAGCGAAACCCAAGATCCAGCGCATTGACATCCTGCACCAGTCGGGCCAGTTTCAGGTTGGAGAGAAAAAATTCACACACACAGCAGGTTATATCCTGGAGTATCACCCGGAGAATGCCTGGTGGAAAGACACCAGCGACGATGCCCCCAACAAGCCGCCGAACTGTTTCAGCACCAACGCGCACACCCCTGAGCTGAACTGTGACAGACAGAGCCAGACCTGTGCCAAGTGTCCGCACAACCAGCCCGGATCCCATCCGGACGGCGGCAAGAAGCGCTGGTGTACTAACCTCCGTATCCTTCATCTTTTCATACCTGGAAAGCTGTTCCCGTTCCGGATCCGTCTCACATGCAGCAGCTTTGGTAGCCACGACGAGCATATTACGGAGCTGTCCAGCATGAGAATGGACTTCCGCATCACAAAGGTTAAGCTCACACTTGAGGAAAAGACCGAGGGCCGTAAGCACTGGTCAGAGTTGAAATTCACGCCCGTCGGATTTGCTGAGACGCGCGAGGAAATGATGGAGATTAAGGCTTACCTTGACAGGTTCAGCAGTATCTTCCGAGCCCAGACAGACGAGGAGGGCAACGTCATTGAGGACGATCCAGCACCCGCAGCACCCGCAGAGCCCAAAGCCACGCAGCCAGAGCGAGACACCTCAATAGCCAGAGAGAAAGAGAAGCCCATGCCCAAGCCAGAAAGCGAAGGACTTGGAGAGGGATTTACCGCAGCGGCAGAGGAGGCGGTATCTGGAAATGTCGAACCGGAGAAAGAAGAACAAGACCTGGGCTTTGAATAGAACCAACCCGCAGGCGGGGCACGTGCCTCCGTCCGGACTGGTTCCCCGGATACAACATTATGCTCCGCCTGCTTTTTCTGAGAGAACCAATGTATAACGAACTATTTAAAAAATTACAGCTACTCCATGAGCATAGAGAGGAGTTGAAGGAGCATAGAGGTTTTACAGATGACATGATAGATCGCCTTGGATTCAAGAGCGCCATGCCTGAGAACGCAAAGGCTGTGCGGGATCTCATGGCCAATCACGACCTGGGGCAAATGAAGGAGGCAGGTATCCTGGACTCAGGAGGAGAGCCCACCTGGCAGCTGACGAAACCGAACATACTTATACCCTTCTACGACAAGCACGGAGAGGATATTATTTATTTTCGGGCCCACAAGAAGGGACTCAAGGACGTGGACATACCGCTCTATATCCCGCGCGGATCCAAAGGAGATCACTGTATTATATGTGAGAGTGAGTTCAAGGCGGCAGCGGCGACGGCCTGGGGATTCCATGCTATCGGACTCCAGGGCATATCGACGTTCACAAAGGATGAAAAGCTGGAGGTGATTAAGGAGTATTTCAAGGACGCTGAATTCAAACATGCCTGGATCCTGTGGGATAATGAGGAAAAGACAGTGGAGGGCAGCAGGTATTACAAACCCGCCGCTGGCTCCCGCTATGACGTGGAGTTCTATGCGTATATCCTGAGTTACGAGCTGGCTAAGGTGTGCCCTGACATCCGAATCGCGTGTCTTCCCGACGCATGGAGAAAGAACGACGGCATAGACCTGGACGACGCCCTGGCCTGGGGACATACACGCGAGGAGATCCAGGACGTTTTAGACGCAGCCATACCTCCAACCACTTTCCGCAACAGCCTTAAGGGTGAATGCAAGGAGATTGTCGAGAAGAAGATCCGCCGCCGGTTCTTTTGGAGCCCGGTGGACGTGGAGTTCGGGAAGTATGTTAAGTTCAAGCAGCTTAAAAACGGAGACGAGATCAGGACAGAGCTTTCCAACTTCACCCTGGAATTAACAGCCAACCTCCGAGACCTGGACGAGCAGGTAACAAGGCGACTGTTCATAGTGTCTGACTCCGGCAAGAAGTACGGGCCTTATGACGCCGGGGATGTATTCTCAGGTGTGCAGGCGTTCAAAAACTGGATCTCCAGCAAAGGTAATTTCTGGTTTACAGGCAATGGTGCAGATCTGGACCAGGTGTACCGCCGACTGTGTGAGCTGTACGACGACAAGATAACACACAACCCGGCTATATGCGGGCGGTGCCCCGATGGGTACATCTTCGCCAACGTGTATATTGATTGCGATGGAGATATGTACGAGGCGGAAAAGCCTGGAGATATTATCTGGAAAGGGGACACCGGGTACCTGGCGGCCCCTTACGACGAGGATAGAAAGTCAGCGGAGGTCAGCATCAATACCGACAAGTACGACTGGCGGCTGGCGTTTGACCGGGTGGCAGCGAACTGGAAGACTCCACTAATCAAGATATGTCTGGGCTGGATTGTAGGATCCATGTTCCGGGATCTGATAATAGAGAATGCAGGAGCCTTCCCGATACTGTTTATCGGAGGGGAAAAGAGCGGGGGTAAAACGTCACTGTGCAGGATGCTGACCTCTTTCACCGGCACCAGAAATTTTGAAATCAACATGAACTCCAGTACAAAGGTGGGTATCATGCGCAGCATGGCGTATATGTCAAACCTGCCCGTGTATATCGACGAGTACCGCAAGGATCGGAGCGCGTTCGACATGAACTCCATCTTCCGGAGCGCCTATAACAACCAGGGCGCGGTCAAGGGCACGACCGAGAGCAAGACGCAGATTGTCCGCAACCAGATCCGGTCATCCCTGATTATGTCAGGCGAGGCCAGCCCCGACGACTCCGGGCTCCTGTCCCGATGTATCCATGTGACCCTGAGTGGCCAGACCCTCAACGGCAACTGGTATAAATGGATCGAGAGCGAGTATAAGAAATTCTCTTATGCCTACCTGGACATAGTAAGGCAACGGCCGAAGATTGAAAGGAAAATGCTGGACCTTATCGAAGAGCAGCGACTTAACTACATCAACGCCTGGGATCTGGAGGACAGATACGCGTTCGACCTGGCTTGCTGTACCGGCCCTATCGAGTGCGTATACCCTGACTTTATCGAGCGGGACGACGAGTTCATAGAGACAATCAGAGTACATATCCAGAGCGAGCAGGCAGCGGCCAGAGAGGAGCAGGTATTAAACCAATTCCTCCGGGAGTTGTCTATGCTTCACCGCAAGGACAAGTTGTTCTATAAGGACTGCATCGACTTGGGATCATCCAGAGGGAATAAGGGGACAGTCATCCGCATTAACCTGGCCGAGGCATTTGACAGCTTTACCGAGTACCGTCGCCGGGTTGGATCCCCCCTGCAGTCGGACCTTATGACACGCAGGACCATACAAAACTACATGCAGCACTCCGGGTGGAACCGGACGACGCGCTCACACGACGGCAAGGTGGAGCAGGTGTGGGCCAAGCCAATCAAAGAGATTGAAGACGAATACATAAAGGAGAATATGAATAATGGGCTTCTCGGACAAGATTAAGCGGCACGGCGAAAAGCTAAAGGAGGACCAGAAGAATAAAGAGACGACAAGGGCCTATGAAATGGCCAAGCTAACGATAGAGGATGGCGTATTCCTGACCGACCTGGATAGAGATCTGTTCAAGTGGGCCATGCTGCCTGTGTGTGTTCTCACTCCAGGCAACATGATAATATATATCGAGCGTCACCACGCCAAAGCCACGGAAAGCACAGCCATAAAGGCGATGATTAACAGAATGAAGACCGTTGCGGCCTCGGAGGGTTACGACGTAAGCACGATAGACAGGGACATTAAACATATAGAGGAGAAATGTAATGGCTAAGAGACCGGAATCAAACAGCAAGGAAGACCTTGTTTACACTGGCGTTAAGGTCAGAGAGGATGATTACGCGGAGGCTCAGATCAAGAGCCATGAGGCCAAGATGGCTAACACGAACGACGCCTGGAGAGATTTTCACCTGTGGCTGGACCTGCTGGCCGTCAAGAAGTACGGCCTGGTACAGCGGACCGGCCGCTACGGGCTTACAATCAAGGGGGAATTTACTCACACGCTGGACAGTATCCCCAGGGCACACACCGGAGATATGGCGCCCCCGCCGCCGTCGGCCGAGGATCTGTCTGACCCGATAACCGATAGCGATATGTCGGAGTGCGACCGATGAGTTACCGCATAGGAGAATCCTCAAGGTATATCAGGATTATAAACAATGAGAGGACAAAAGATCGGTATAGGCAAAAGGATTTGCTTACCTTCTGGCTGCTGGAAATGAGCGAAATGCTGGACTGGAGCAGAATGAGGATGGAACATGGTATAGATAAGCCGCATAATAGATCATTTGTTGACTGTGAAAGGAACCAATATGGACGACGAGGAACAATATTACAGGGATCAGGACCGCTACCGGAACCGTAAGCAGAGACAGCGTGACCGCTGGTGGGATCAGAGCAATAGTCCCGACGGTGGACCGGAACCAGAACCAGAGGAGGACGGTGAACAATGAAAAAAACCGCTTGTGACAGATGTGGTAAAGATGTTACAGAAGGAAGTTGGGAAGATGGGTTTGGAAAACTGAAAATTACTTTTAATAAATCCAGTTGTAATGAATTACTTAGATTAAAACACGCATCGGGTACTTGGCAAAAGGTTACTTATAAAATGCTGGATATCTGCTATGATTGCCAGCAGAAAATACAGAAAGTTCTGCTTGCCGCATTGAAGGAGATAGAACAATGACCTACTATCACGCAATATTCTTTTAAGATGAAAACACCGCAATATACCCTATGGGCGAAAGAATCAAATCCTGACTGCGAGGCATGGGTTCCCAAAGTAGATGGAACCTTCGCTAAAGTGATCAAGGTAAAAGACAGGTACTTGAATTTATCTACGGGGTTATGGAAAAAATTTGAAGCATTCTGTATCACCGAGAAAGGACATCGACCAGATGAATGATTTAACTTCGCAATCTCAGTTAAAGGATATCAAAAAAGAGAATAAATGTCAAGCGTGCGGTGCAAATGACGCTGAAAGATACAGACAAAACACGCTTTTTACTGATGAAGAGAAAAATTGGGTTAAACTCTGCCCGGATTGCAGGAAAGAGAACGATGCGTATTGGCAGGAAAGATGGGACGATTATTATCGGGAAGGACGGTGAACAATGACCTACTATCACGCAATCCTATTTCTCGCTTTCGGCTTCGCCTTCGGCTGGATAACGCACTGGGCGTGGGCGAAGAAAGGCGGTGCGGAGTGAAGCATATCTGCGAGAATTGCAGACGAAAAGATAAATATTGCCCTGTTGTGGGAATTGTATCTGATTATGCAATAAGTTGTATTCACAAGTTGACAGTTAATGTACAGGAAAGGCGGTTACTGATGAACGACAAAATAATAGATATGCCGACCCCGGACCCCGGAGGCGAGGACGCCCTGAGCATCAGGGACAAGTGCGTAATGGACACTGGAGGGGAGGAGCTTGTCTTCCTCGATGACCTCGACGACTGTATAGCCGGTATCGTGAGCCAGGCAGGCCGACCCCCTATCGTCTGCTATGACTACAATAAGGTGATAGCAAAGCTGGTTGTTGATTGTGAAATGACAGAAACAGATGCCATAAAGTATTTTGAATTCAATATCATCGGCTCATTCCTGGGAGATCACACGCCTTGTTTTATTGACCGCTCTTGTCTGGAATAATCTGCTTGAACTGAGTAGCGTCATTCATGGCCTCGGCCTCGATAACAGCCATGCGGCGGATAGCCTCGTCCGTCGCCTTGGCCACCCCTACCCGCCTGCCTGCTGTAGTGATGTACTTATCCATGAGATTCTCCGGAGGTATGTACGGATCCAGCTGGTTCTCCAGCAGCGACCCGGCAGCCCTCGATCCCACGCCCGATGATAACAGAACACTATACACGTCGTTGTCCGTCATGCCTGAACGCCTGGCCCCTCGGACTACCTTATACATGCGCTTGATAGACTCCCTGCGGTCGGCCTTTAGGTCTTTGTATGCGGCCTTGATCTCGTCGTCGGTGATTGAATTCTGAGTGCTGACTTCTGCCTTGAACTCAGCTGACGCCCCGGCGATCTCCCGGCTATAGTCTCCAGCCCGAAAGCCGACGGCCACAGGTATATCAATCTGCTGGATCCGGGCTCCACCAAGCTCCGAAATAATCTCGATCGGCAGCTCGTACTTGCGTCCGTAGTTGGTGATCTCTCCAGTGTAGCCCTTGTATAAACGCCTGGCGCTGGTGATGTCTCCAGGCTCCAGGATCTTGATTATATGGTCGGCTGACTTTACCAGTACGTCGGTAATGCTGTCGCCTGGCCGGTAGATGTCGCCGCCTGTGGGCTTGCGGTTGTGAACAGTCTCCATTATAGAATTAAACAGGATCTCTCCGCCGAGGAAGGGCTGCGCCGCCTCCTCTCCAGCCTCCATGATACCGCGCTGGATCTCGTTGTCGGATGCTCCACGGAACAGGGCCATAATAGGTTTCTTGAGGTAGGCCCAGGGGTCCAGGTAACTGACATCTGCAAACCTGGGCTGACCGTCATCGCTCCTGCCCCAATAAATAAATGTGCTGTTGCGCTGATAGTAAGGGCCCATTTCCCGGATCGCCTCGTCCTCTTCGTCGCTCACACCGGATAACAGTCTGGATATCGTTGCCACGATCTCGGTTCCTGACATACCTAACAGAAGGCCAGTAATCCTCCTGAGTAGGCGCTTCCGGAGCATGCTCTTATTGATATTCGGGTTAGCCCAATCGCCACGTTTGGCCCGCATGTCGGTCATGTCCTTCTTGACTGACATAATGTTATTCTTGCCTGTCCTAACTACCTCAGCCGGGAAGGAGACAAACGACCCAAGAACCGGAAACCTACGCAAAGACTTTACCAGTTGCGGGATCTTGGAGTATGTCGGCATACGGTCCCTGACGAACGCCGCGGCCTGCTCCTCTGCGGTCTTGTGATCATGGCCCATCTTGCGGAGTTCCTTATACTCCATGTTATACAGGGTGATCTTCCAGAAGTTGTCCTGTGCCTGGTAGAGTTCATTCCGGACACGCACGTATTTACGAGCCTTACTTGTAAGGTTCTCGCCCAGGAGAGCGGATATCCGCCTGTACGCCTTGGAATCCTCAAAGCGCTCAATGCCTGCGTCTCTGAATATGTCCTGTGTCTCACGCATCCAGGTATTGTCGTCGATGACGCCCAGCTCAAGTAACCTTAGAATGTCCTTGCGGGTATTGACGTCGCCCTTCTTGGTGATCATGGCGCTGGTATCCTTCATGGCCCTGCCTACATCCAGGACGTTGAAGTGACCGGAGGCGATAAGGAAAAGAGGGTTGGCCAGGTAGTTTCTTACGTTGGTTTTCCAGGATCCTACGGTCTTATTCCACTTGACGATACCGTTGATAGTAAGCCATACAGACAGCCATGTCGGAATGTCGCCCTTCTTCGGGGCCATATCGTCCAGGACTTCGCGCATTTCCTCGGTTGTCCATAAGTCTGCCAGCGGGGACACGGCATCCTTGGCCCGCATCTGCCTGATCTTGCCCTCCTTGAGAGACTTCCCGCTGGGCTCCTGGGTAACAGGTATGGCCCTGACACTGAGATCCCCCTTCGGTCCGCCCGTCCGGAACAGGCCCAGGTCGGTGCCTATCCTGGCCACGTCCTTCATAAACTTATCCATGGTAGCGAGCTGCGCTATCTTTGAAACTGACTCGATATAGCTGACGGTCGGGTCTGTCTCTTCACCCCACAGGGCCCGGAGCTCTTCGGGTATATCCTGCTTCTTCTTGAGGATCCCCAGGTTTTTGGAAAGCCCGGAGGCTGCGATGGTGGCCATGGGAGACTTTGAATCCTTGCCTTTATACAGAAGGTTTTTTATAGTACCTTCCACTCTGTCCTCTCTGTACTTGTTGGCTTCACTGCCTGGCATGTCCATTTCCTCAAACACCTCAGCGTACTCGTTGAGCGTGATCTCCCACTTCCTCTTAGAGCGCTTGGTGTCCTTACCATCCACATTGATCGTGATGCTGGTGTCGTCCTCTCTGACAAATGTACCCCCAAGGAGATTGCCGTCCTCGTCCTCAAGGACTACCTGATCGCGGCCTGTAAGTTCTGCATACTCCTTGGCGAACTGCTCCTCATAATTATCTCTGATCCACATAGCGGCCCTGGTCTTAACCCGTGCATCCACCTTCTCGGCCCAATCAGGATCCTTAAAGACACGGTATGTCCGAGTGAGGTACATCCCCAGGTTATTGCTGATGATACCGGATAGCTCGTCATCGACGACACCCTCCTTGATCAGCTGACTGGACAGGGCATCCACGTGATCCCGGAGCGCCTGGATCGGGGCTCTCAGGCCTATGGGTATTTCCACCATAGTAAGCTCTCTCTTAAGAGCGCGGTTTATCATCTGCAATACAGTCGGATCCTCCAGGCTCTTCTTGCCATACTCCTTCGTGATCGCCCGGCGGAGGTCGGCCAAATGGAAGTTCGCCCTCTTGATCTCCTTAAGGAACGCTCCGTCTCTGCGCGTGATCTCCTCCACAAGCCAGGAAGGATAATTGCCGTCGGTGGTAAGCCACTTCTTGAGCCACTTCCGGACGCGCCTCGCTGCTGATGCTGCCGACTCGATCATGTCTCCAATGGGTATAGATCCAGCCTCCTCTGTGTTGTCGCCCATCTTCTGTTTTGGAAAGAAGGCGTTATACAGGTCGGGTGATATTTTCTTGAGTGCTGACTTCTCCGCCTCTGTTATGTTGTCAAAGTCAGCTGCCTCGTATTTCTCGACGGCCTTGCGGGCCAGGGTATTATCGTCTGTCAACGACTCCTCGATATTCTTAACAGCCTCCTGCATCTGCGGGACCGCTGCTGCCAGGGTCTCCGGGTTTGTGTCGGGGAGGCCGAGTTCCTGAGCCCAGAATTTCACAGATCCCTCGACTCCACCCTCTTTGGTTTCATTACCCCTGCTGTCTATGATTGTCTTGCCTGGGCTGGCGTAATGCGCTAATCGTTTGAATTCATTATATCCCTTAGAGATCTCCTGCCTTGCCTTGGTTTCTTCTGGTGTCTCTCCAGTTTTCCGCTCCCGCTCCTCGATCTTGGTGATCTCTGCCTCTGTAAGGCTGATATTGCCAGGCTCTACATACACGATAGGCTTGTCTCCGTACTTATCGAGAGCCTCCTTAGACAGCCTTCTGCGGTCCAGGGTTTCCGGGTGCAGCTTCTCCACCTTGTCCCTGGCCTTCTTGGTACCCCATGAGTTCATAACGACCTCATATCGACCGTCGGACAGGCGCTGAGATACAACACCGTTCATATAGAGCGGCTTGGAGTTCTTTGTTTTGAATTGGAATTTGACCGTGACCTTGTCTCCGGGCAGCGGTCGGCGGGGATCGTCCATCGCCCTGGCTTCTTCGTGGAAGTATGAGGGCTGTGAGGATGCCTGCTGCTTCTTGTTGATTAGGGCGCGCCTGAGATCCCTGGCCGACGCCTTGTTCATGTCCATGTCGAAAGCTATCTCAGGATGTTGTGACTTGACTGTACGTCTGAGATCCCTCAATGTCATACGAGCCAGGTCCATGTCGGTCTCTTTCGGTGCCGGTGTCGGCTCCGGGCGGACCTTCTTAGGCTTCGGCTTAGGTTCGACCTTCTTCTTGACGTCCTTGATCCGGGCCTCTGCCTTCTTGGCTGCCTTGGTTTTCTTCTTGGCCTTGGCTGGGGCTGCCTTCTTCTTGAACGCAACCACCTGAGTTATGTCGAACAGCTCTCTCAGTCTCTTAACGAGCTCCCCATCGGCATTGGTGTCACTGGACTTAGGCACGTTTACGATAATGCCATCATAGCCCTTCCTGTCAAGAGCCTCTCGGAAAGATCTCATAACAGGTACACGTCCTTTATTATCAAGCGGGAGCTGTAAGCCTGTCTCTTGCTCGATCTGTTTGTGTGTTGTAAGCACGTATGGGTTTTGAAGCTCGACTGTTTCAGCCCTGACGTCAGGACCGAATCCCTTGGCGTCCTCCTCTGTTATAGCATAATACTCTCCGTCTCCAACAACAGGCCCCTCGGCCCCTGGTGCATAGATAGACTCTTTGCTTGCCCTGCCCTTGCCCTGGTAAAGTTGCAGCTTGACCGGCTTCCCTGTGTCGGGATCCTGGCCTCTTGGGTCTCTCAATACATCCGGGGCCAACAGCATAGCCTTTTCCTCTGGATTGATGTCTGAATCCTCAAGCGTCTTTCTGAAATCGGGATGCATTGTATTAACCGGTGACAGATCTTGTGTCTCGACTATCTCCTCAACAACAGGCTCGACAAGGGTGTCTATGGCTGAATCTGAATTGCGATTAAGTACCTTGAATTCATGGTAATTCTTCCCTTCAACAACAACACCGACAATATCCTCTATCGGTACGTCCTCTTTTATTAACCGCCTCTCGCCCTTCTCGTCAAGAAACTTGCTGGCCATTTCCTCTGTTGCGAAGTTCAAAACATTCTTATTGCTTATCGCGTCGGTGTCACCTTGCGCCCGATAAAGCGTAACGGTATCTCCATATTTGCGCCTCAAATGCTCCCTGGTCCTGCTGAAAGAATCATAGAGACCCTTGGCCTTCTCAGGATCTGCCTTCTTGTCAAATATAATATCAAGGGAGTCCTGCATTCCTACGGGCTGGATAAATATGTCTGTGCCTATCTCGGTTCTGAGATCAGAAGAAACATAATCATACCCCAGTATACTCATGTCGCTGTCATCCATCAGGGTTGAGTCCGAAACCGTTCCGCCCTTATGCTGTGGAGGAGGAGACACCTTCTCTGCTGAAACCCACATGCCGTTATCGTAAAAATAACTCTTGTTTTTATCCCTGGGGCTCCCAGACAAGACGCTTGAGTATTCTTCATCTGATACCGGATTCCCCTGTCTAATATCCTCGTTGATTTTCTTAAGATCAACATGAGGGCTTACTGTAACGGGTTCTGTTTCTGAAATAAGCTCTGTTGTTTCTGTAACAGGCTCGGCTATAGGCTCGGTAGCCGCCTGATCCAGGGCCGTTGACAGCCCTGCTGCGTACTCAGCCGCACCCGCCTCGTCCTGCTCAAACTCCTGGGCCAGTATCTCCGCCTTGTCGGGCTCGTCTGACAGCTCCAGCACCCGGCGCCTTACCTCCAGCGTCTTATCAAATGACAAGCCGCCTGGATCCACGGACGATATAGCCTGGTCTATCTTATCGAATTCCATACCGGTATCCTGCCTTGCCTCAGAACGGGCCTTGAATTCGGATTCGGCCTCTGCCTCTGCCCTGCGATCCACTTCTGTCATGGCGTCTGTAACATAGTCCTCAAGGGCCTTGTTAACAATCTCCTCGTTGCTGGCGTTCGGGTTCGCCTCCTTGACAGCCAGGATCCTCTTGACAAGCTTCGGGGTCCGGGCGTCGGTATCCAGGTCAATACCCACCTGCAACGCTCCGGGGCCGAAGCCCATAGCAAAGCCTATGATACCGGAATCCGGTACGTTATCGAATATGCCCGGGATCTTGCCGTCGGGGCCTGGTATGTTGAATAGTATATCAATGACATTATCTGAAATCTGCGTGCCGATCTCCTCGACACTCTCTCTGGTCGGGGCCGCCAGGCCACGGGCCAAAATGCTCATGGTTCCACGCCTGATACCCGCCTTCAACCCCTCCCTGGTACCTCGGTTCAAGAGTACTTCGCGGAGCATCTTGCCTGTTTTACCTGTTCCTGCGTACTCAAACAAGACCTCTGTACCTGCCTTGAGCGTCGGTACCAACAGCTTTTGAAAACCGGACAGATCCTCTCGGTCCTCCACCTGTTCGGCAGATTCTGAAAACTTAGACGCACCGATAATAGAGAGGCCCGCCGGGCCGCCGAATATAACACCCAGCATTTGAGGAAGGTTCGTTGCTATACTGTGCATAAGATTCTCACCAGCCTCCGTGTAGTTGCCGTCCTTGGCTGCATCCCAGATATTGCGCTGGAATTTCTGCTGGACCGTACTCATAAACCTGGCATCTTTGACAAGTTTTTCCCCGGCCTCAGCTATCTTACTTGCTGGTGATTTGGTCATGTTGTCAATGGCATCCTTGCTTACACCGCTGTCAAGCAACGCCTGTCTGTATGTATCATCATTCTTTTTTATGAAATCTCTCTCGTTCTTTTTGGCCTGTTCATAATGAGGGATCCGCTTATTTACACCCAATCCGCTCAGAATCTCATTAAGTAACGGGCGCACAACTTCATTATGCAGCGCTTTCCTGGCTGGGACAGTAGCCTCGTCCACACGCTCGATGGCTTTCTCTGGAGCTTTGAGAGCCTGGCCTGCAAGGTTTTTGGCGCCTATAGAGAAGTCCAGTATCAGCTTGTCCAGCTTTTTCCAGACAGCCTCATTGAAGGTTTTCGGTTTATCCACGTTGAGCTGCTGCAGGATCTCCTCGGTAGTGAATTTCCTGGGAGCGATGCCGACTTTTCTGTACTGCGACTTCATAAAAGGGCTGAGCTGCTTGAATTGCTGCATGGGTAATCTTGGTTGTTTGTCAAGGGCTATAAACGCGTCCCTTTGGGGCTTAGAGAATTGCAGAAACTTATCTATGGTTATGGCTTCTTCGTCCGTTTCCGGATCTCTGAACTTGTTACGAATCTCCTGCAGCTTGCCTATGAATCCGGATACAGGTTGTTCCGTCGGCTCCTGGGCCCTATGGGCTGCCGCAATAGCCTTGAGTTTTTCTGCTAAGTCAGGCATGATGTCACCTTGTTATGTTGGGTTTCCATTTCCCCTGGATCATGTCGATCAGGGTCTCGGCTGCTTTCTGGCTATCCATCCCCAAATCCTTAACCATCAAATCAAGATACGCTCCCTTTTCTTCTGGTGATAATCTGCGGCCGGATACGTGTTCGTTCAACTTCTCCAAATTCCCCTCTGGTTTCTCTACAGCTCCGCTCGTGAACGCGGTACCGATCATCTTACCGATGGCTGATGGGCTGGCGCTGGCCAGATCCGCTGCGCTTGCAGCGTTAAGGGCATCCCTTAGTTTTTGTTTCTGGTCTTCACTGGAGAATATAGATCCGTATTCCTTCATTACAAAATTATAGACGTCATCCCTGGCCTTCTCGACGTCAATAGATTTTATAAGTTCAGACTGTACTCCAGCCATGGTTGTACGTGGCTGGTAGTCCCGGAGCTTGCTTGCTATAATACGATTGCCAAGAGCTGCCTTGGCCAGTGACGCTTGCTCCTTGTCGGTGTAGTCATTAAGGGTTGGCCTGGGATCCAGCTGAATGGAATCAGCAACACCTCTCAGATACGCGTTGTTCTCAGCCAGGAAGTTGCGGGCCGCGTCCTGCATTTCAGACTTGATGGCCTGATCGTAATTCCCTTTAAGGTTCGCGTCAAAGTTCGATTTCAGCTTGGTTGCCACGGTAGACATTATACTCTCAATGACCTTGCCTGGGTTTGTGTTCAGTCCCTTGCTTAAAGTCTCAAGTGCCTTAGCCTTCCGCTGGGCTGCGAGGGCCTGGTTTGCCTGCGTCTGCGCTTTCATAAGGTCTGCCTTAAGCCTGCCCATGGCTACGGCCTGGACGCGCTGCTCCTCCTGCTCCTTCAAGGCGACAAGCTGCATAAGACGAGCGTTGACCGTTTCAAGGGGAGACTGCGTTACCCTTTGGGCTGTGTTCAGTGGTATAAGGGCCATTATTTTTTCCCTCCACTTGCAGCGTTGTTCCTGTATCTGTCAAAGAGTCCGAGAGTCAAGGGGATCTGGGTGAGGTTGTTGCCCATGGCATTAAAAACCGTACCTGCCGGAGTCACGCCCTGCTGCATCTGCTGAGGCTGTCCGTATCCGGATCCGGCCCCGGTCAGTTGATTGATAAATCCCTGCCTGGCTGCCGTACTTGTCTGAAACGGTGTCATGGCTGTGTTTTGTATGGCTTCCTCCAGGCCCAGGGCTGCGGAAAGCTGCTGTAGTCCCTGGTTGAACTCCTCTGCCCTGAGCTGCGGCATAAGCTCCGACAGCATCATTTCTTGTATATTCTGCTCCTGAGCGACCTGGCCGGCCCTGGCCTGACTGAGGGCTGTAGATGGGCCGAAAGCTCCAGACGCCTCTCTAAACTCCCTGGCCGTCCTTGCCTCCTGCGGCGCTGCGATCTCCTGAGCTGCGGCCACGATGTCCATTGCCATCTGATCCGCGTCGATAGTCGGCTCTGGAGCAGTCATGCCCTCAATGCGTCCCTGAGATTCTGCGAATGTCGCCCCGACGGGACCGAAACCCAGCTGCGGTATGGCTGACAGACCCTGGGTGGCTGCGGATGAACCCTCGATAAAAGCGTCTCTGACCTCTGGAGGTATAAAGGCTGTCGGCATGCTTCCTCCGCCGAACATGTCAAACATGGATCCCATAAACTGACTACCGGCTCCCACACCCAATAATGCTTCTGTTGCTCCCATAATTAACTCCCTTCACTCCTCTGCACCCTCTTGGTATGAGCGAACAGGGAGGCATTTATGAATTTTCTTCCAGTATAAAGATAGTCCTTCATTGAAGTCTCCATTATAAAACCGCAATTCTTAAGCGTGTTAGCACTTAGCTTGTTATCCTCTCTGACTACGGCATAAATTCGCCTCAAGCCTAACTCCTCCTGTGACCATACCAGCAAGGTTTTGATTGCATCCCTGGAAAAGCCCTTGCCCCTCATTGATCTTAATCCGACGCCTCCATATAACTCGGCCCGGCGGTTCTTCATGTTAATATCCTTGAGCGCTATAACACCGACTGGTATATTTGCATCTGGGTTTCTCTCGTACATCGGCCCCATGCTCTTGATTTCATCTGCTGGCAAGTGATCTGACAGCCTTACCGTCACGACAAAAAGTCGGCCATAAGGGAACATAAAATTACCATAAATTTTCTTTAGCATATCCGTACTTTTTGGACCGGCTTCGTCGCTCATCATCTTGTCGAAATCCTCGTCCTGGTGCCATGCGTACAGCAGGCCAAGCGATTCGTCCGTATAAGATGTAAGATAAACGCTTTCACCCTTCAATATCATAAAAAGCCCTTTCTAATAAAAGATTATGACCATGTTATCCCTGTGCCGTGGATGGACAGGCTCTTACCATTATACGTTTCAATCTTCCATTTCATAGAAACAAAAGATCCGGATACTTCTGACTCGCCGCTTAATATTCTCATGCCGTTATATTCCGCAACATCGAGGAGATTTACCTGGTTCCAATTAGCGCCGCCGTCCCTGCTGACATAAGCCTTTAAGTCTGTGTTAATGGTTACAGGGTCGGCGTCCATTTCCTTAATGACAAGTCTCGCTCTGTCTGGAGATCCAATTATATCGAACGCCTTTGATACAAGCACCATGGCTCCAGTCGGAGTGTAGTATTTATCTACAGCGTTGTATAACTCCTCACTGCTGGCTGTCAAGTCAATGCCTGTTTCATCTTGAAATGAATCTACTGCGCCGCTGACAATAGCGTGAGCTGGGATGGATCCTGCTTTCGATACATCAAGCGCGTTAAGCATGATATTGTCAATAATCATCCCTCGCTGATTAGAATACAGCTGGATCTTTTCGGCCTCGTCAAAAAGCTCCCGTAGATTAAACTCGATATTCTGATCAGACGATAGAGGATATGCTGGTGTTGGCATAGTTTATCCGTGAAAAGTAAACATACCTGTAGCGTTTGAAGTTCCATGCGAAACGCCGTACCAAGTAATGCTTGTACCTCCAGCAGCCATCTGGAAACCGAAGTACACAATCCCGACTGTAGTGGAAAAACCCAAAGGAAATACGTATGTACCGGAACCTGCTACCATTGTTGCGCTGCCGTCTACTACTTGCCCAACCTGCGTAGCATCTGTCATTACACGTACAAGACCAGTAGTCATATCAATAACGCATCGAGCAACAGCGCTCTGAGTAGGGGTCACTATAGAGAAATCACCACATACAACCTTTGTCCCTGTAGGCACCGAGAACGTGCTTGCGCCTATCAGGTCAGCTGAATCCTGATATGGAGTGACGGCCCCTGGAACATCAGCCATAGTGGCAATAGGATTAGCCGCGTTCGGAGAATTTGCATTATCAAGCGCATCCTTCTGGTCCTGCGACGGTAGCCGACTGCGCTCCCCGATAGTTATAATGCTGCCGGATCCTGCATCTGTAATAGCATCCAAAACAGACTTGTTGCTATGCTTATGCCAGTCGCCGTCGCCAGACGGGAAAACATTGTCTATCTGACCTTCCAGATAGCTCTTATTTACAGCCTTGTTTTCATCCCCTGGATCTCCAAGGTCGGTTTGTATCTCACTCACACCATCAAGAAAAATACCACCGAAATCAAAAACACCACCAGGGGCATAAAGATTGTCCTTGTCCAACCTGTTTACTGTAGTAAAAAGCTGGTTCAGATCCTTCTGGAGCTGCGCTGCGCTAATCACTTCTTTATTGACAAGCGGGTTTATTTGCTGTATCTGTGGCATTATTCTTTCTCCTCTGAGTATCGTCCTTTAACCAGATAATATATTATAATGTTGTGGATCTTCAAGTTGAATTTAGAAGACTCCTTGAATATAAGAGACATTGAATACCCCGTGGCTTCCCATGGCAGTAATAGCTTCCCGGTATAAAATGGTATATTCTCAAAGCTATCAACTCCATAATGAGATAGATCGAACCTGGGCCTGGGATCAACATTTATTTTCAAGTCACGATAGAACCGCTTTCCGTCTATATCAAGATCAACCAAAAGCTCAGGCTGGGCGCTGCTATACATAACGATACACTCATAAAAGGTTTTCATGGAGGTCGGGGCTTCCATGAAAAAGAATGGCGTCTGGGCGCTGAAACTTAACTCCTCACCCCCGCTCCCATCATCTTCCAGCTTCCTCGCCCCGCTGTCTGTCAAGAACTCAACAATGTCACACCCTACATACTCTTTCTTTAATATATCCTGGTAGTCAGCTGGCCTTGCTGGATCTATAACCTGAGTGACTGCTGTCGAGTACTCGTTATGTGCGGCAACAAACTTCTTGCGATTTACTCCGTATCTTGCAAATCCTCCGTAAGAGACATCCTCTTTGCTCCATGATTGCATTTCTGTATCATAGACAAGGGTAGTGCTGGCGTTGATGCTCAAATAATAATATCTGCCCCGGAACACACCAGAAGATATAAACCCGTCAGAATCTATCTCTCCGACAAATCCGTCTATCTTTGCCTTGCTTATGTTCTGGAGTTGCCCATTGTATAACCAGAACCCGTTCTCTCTATCCTCAAGCCATATAATCCCAGCCCTTGTATGTTGCATGGATCCGCCATATCCGACCCCGACATCAGCATTTATCGGTATCGCCTTATATTGATCCGATCCAGTACCAACGATCCTGTGAATAGACCTGTTTTTCCCCACAAATAAATCGGATCCCCACTCTGCAATACCGGTTATTTCATCCTCTGTTGCACCCGACGAGCTATCATCGCCCCCAACTGACACAAAATTAAGAGCAGGCAAATTGCCAGTGTATATGTCATAAAAAATATTCTTGAAATTCTGAGAAAAAAGGACAGCATTTCGCATCTCCCCCACGCCGGCCAGCCACAATGCGTTGAAGTGAATTACTGGAGAGAATCCACGTATCGGGATATAATTACTTTCGACTCCACCCTCTGAAAGAAACCATGCTTTGTTTTCTTCATCAAGATCAACAACAGATCCGACAGATGAATCATAATACCCGGATATAACCTTGTTGAAAAAATAGGCATCTTGCTTATAAGAGATCCACCACATAGAGCTTTCTGAAAGGGCTGCCATCGTTGACGCAAGAGTAACCTCCTGCCACGATCCGCCCGCATTCATCTTCAATTTTACATCGCCGCCCGAATCCAGGCCAGCCGCAAAAACGCGCAGTGCCTCCTCGTCATTCACAAACAGGGAGAAAATACCATCCAGGCCATGCCCCTCAAAGGTCTTTCTGGTGCCAAACGACTTACGAAGGTATCCGTCATCGGATACAAGAAAGTTTTGTCCGTCGATAAATGCGCCAGGAGTTCCCCGTGTAAGAGATCCCTGGTTCAAGCCAGAAAAAGAATTTATAACAAACGATTGCCGCTGTTTCATTTCTTGCGCACCTCGTCAAGTATCTGTTGCTGGACCTGCTCCTGCTTGTCCACCTTCTCCTTGATATATCCTACATCTTTGCTGATCAAGCGGATTTCCATCCGGTTATCAGTAGACTTCTTGTCAGCATCTGATGATATTGAATTCATGTATGTATACACAAAGAAGAAAAGTATCGTACCGTTTACAAATATAAACGCGAATAAAGCTCCAGCTATATTTCTCCAGAATGATACCCTGCCGTGTATATTCCTCTGGTTGTCCTCGCACTCTTGCCTCGGTATTGAAGTCATAGTAGTCTCGCATAATCAGCGGTTATTCTTACGTTTCTAACATCGCCGGAATCCCTGGTATCCTCGATCTCCATCCACACTGTTGCGTTTTGCATTTCGTCCCACTGAGGGCTCGACTTCCCCCTTCCTTGATCATAGCAGCCTCGATCCGGATACCCTCTGGACCGACGGTCGTTATCGTCTATGGGAGCCAGGAGAAATGCTGAATCCATGGCCGGGGATGTCACGTCGTCTATATGATAATCCACACAATATTCTCTAAACTTAGGATCAGCCTCAATGCTGTGTATTTCGAGAGTCGGGAACGCTGCCTGGAAAGTGGCTAAATCATCGTATCCTGCACTCCAGTTGCTACCTACCCACAACTTCATATTTACAGCCAGTCCTCTGTTAAGGAACTGATATAGGTTGTAGTCAAGAAACCCTATGTCGGCTGGGTCAGGATTGGAAGGCATCTGGAAAACAGTGAACTGGTTACAGTCAACGGCATACGAGGCATCGACAACAAAGATATTGTTCCATACCTTCGCATTCTCGTCAAGCGTTAGCCACCAGATAAATACTTCCTGACACTTAACAAAAGTGTTGTTGTATACCTCTGTCTTGGCCGCGTGTATCCACTGTATCGCATAGTATCCAAAGCGACGAAACAGGTTGTTATAGACATACTTCTCAGAACTCGCGTCCGGCCCTGCTGCAAAGTGAATGCCGTAGTTGCCCCACTCCTGGTAAGGGGAGGCTTGATACCAGTATCTGCCATTGCCATAAAACCGACAATGATGAATGCTTGCATAGGTGCAGTTAGGAGCGTCCACATATACACACCCATAATCATTCTGTGTGTCTATGGTAGTATCAAAGTCAAGGTCTGCTAGTTCAAAGCGACCTTTCATCTTGAGAATGTATTGATCGAGGTCGGTGTTCTTGAGGACGGTGCGTTCTTCTTCGCCAGCTGTGTGCTTGCCCTGTATCTTGAGGAGACCACCAGTGGATGCAGTCGTGTTGAAGTATACAAGGCTGTCCTCGTAGGTCTCTGTATCAAGAAACTCAATCGTAATCTCATTGGATTCAAGATCTATGCCGTCAAGAATAATAGCCGGAGCAACAAGGCTGCTGAACATTGCTGTAGGATCTGTCTTGGACACCGTCCACGTTGTAGCGCCGAAATACCAGTTAATGTTATTTAGGCCAGGTCCGACAGACCCAATCGCAGATATTGTATCTACAGCGGATGCGTCACAATCATATACGACAATATTATTTGTGAAGTCGGAAGATCCAAGCGTGTCGATGGTGAACTGCGTCCCTGGTGTACTTGCCTTAATAACTGTTCGTGATGCCTTAGTGCCGAGGGCTGACCACAATCCAGATATGGTGTATGCTGTGCCTGAGTTGAATACGTGAGTCTTGCCTTCACCGAGGATCAGGTTTACAAAGTCATTTGTCAGGGCTCCCACATCAGCAGTTGACCCGCTGTCATAGAATTCTACGGTTCCGCTGCTGGATATGCTACCCTTTGAGATCGTTTCATCACCGTGTAGTTTGAGCTTACCAGAAGCACCGATAGTCAATGCCCCATTGACCGTTAGATTGTATCCTGCAAGGTCAAGGATGCCAGACGTTACAATCAGGTACTTTCCTGAGAGAGCAATGCCGAAGTCGCTTGTAAGCGTTACTGTCTTACCAGCATCTTTCGCAATCTCAAGATTGAAGAACTTAGCTGTGATAACACCAGACAGGTTCGCATCAGCAGAACCAGACATCTTGAATAGCCCAGTGCTACTTGAGCTGACAAGGTTGTCTCCTACGGTTACAGCAAGATCACCCTTAACATCAATAGTACCATTATTGTAATAACATGACCAACCTCCATTTAGATGAGAAGAGCAATTATTCAGAACCGTGATCGTATTGCCACCCAGATCTATTACATTACTCCCTGTTGAGGCTCCATGATTAAGACTCAGGTTATATAAGTTAAAGTCTACTCCTGAGAAAGTAGAATCCCCATGCCCATACAAGTAAACAGTAAGCGAACTTGTACCAGGGTCAAACACTTGGAGTACTTGAATAGATGCGCAACTCGTAAAAACAGGTGTTCCTGTCAACAATATATCACTGTTATCTAAAACTATGTTTACACCATTGAGGTCAAGGTCTTTGACAGTCTGTGAACCCGTACCGTTTATCTTTAGAGTGGCAGATGAACCATACAGCTTCCTTCCGGGGTTCAGGTTGGTGACATCACCCTTGCACTCGATAGTTCCATTTATAATACGGAGATACCATCCTGCAGCATCTTTGGAGTAATAGCTGAACTCATTGCTTACTGTAACCGTACCACTCTGCAAGTCAAAGATTTCTGTGAAGCCGCCACTTGTAGCACCTCTTAATTTCAAGTCATAGAAAGTCGGACTCCCACTTATATTGTTAGTTCCACTACTGCTTCTATAAAAGTCGAAGAAGGATGTCTCTGCATTAAATGTTCCACCAGATTTAGTAAAGTTAGAATTAGTGAGTGAGATAGTTCCACTACCACAATTTATAATACCACCCTGCTGATCTAAAGTGCAACTACTGAAGCCTGCATTCTCATCATTGAAATCAAAAGTACCTGACTGAACTTCCAATTCATCATAGAACGTTATTGTACCTGACGGGATCACTGAGCCACTTGACTTATTAACAATGAACTTTGCAATACCATGGTATCCAGTCAGGCTTAATTCTTGTGTAGCTTCTGATCCAGAGAACTCAATAATGCCACTACCATCTGTCGGGTCACAGTTTTCAACCGTGACATCCCCCTGACAGTAAATTGTCCCTGAATTCAGTGAGGGGTAGCCACTACCTCCACCTATACGCAAGAAGGTAAAATCTCCTGTAACTGTAGCTGTTTTATTGCTTCCAGTAACAGTTATTGTGCAACCACTATAGTCGTATCGACCACTACCACCGAGGACAAGATGGTCAAATGTCATACCTTCGGGAGATATGCTGTAAGAGACACCTGAGTTAGGGTGACGAGCGCGTATCCTTCGGTATGAACATGCCTGCGTGTACGTGCCACCGTCAATGTCAAACAAGTTAAGTACTGCACTGTATCTAGTATAATCGTGATAAACCTCAAAGGTTCCTGTAGGTTCCTCAAACTCACCTGATGTAAGCTGGAAAGTAGAACACCTGAATATCGTAGTGCCAGAAGCAGGTTTGAATTTTCCAGAAGCCTTGTTAACATGGATGCGTCCTGCGTTGAAGGTACCGTCATTATTGGTTATATACTCCTGATCTTCACTTGCCCCATCCACTTCTATAACTCCTGAACCTTCCCATGAGTACAGACCTGTCTCTAAATCACCTCTGAGATATATCGTGCCATTATTTATACTTGCACTTCCCTCTGTCTGAGGAGTATTTCGTGACTTAATCATCAGCTTGTCTTCTACAATACAGGATGTACCACTGAATTGCCATTTGATCCCATACGTATAGCCACCAGTAACGACATGGCCTGAAAAGTGCAACTGATGAAAGGTGACTGAGGTTGTAAATGTGATATACTTGTTTATTGAAAATCCGTAGTAAGCGTCAAATATTACCAATCCGTTTTGATGATTAAACGTCACACCATTAAAAGTAATGTAACCTGCAACTCCGTTAGGCGGATAATGCACCCATGTACCAGATGGGGCATTGAAAGTCCCACCTGTCATTGATACAGTCCCTCTGGTGTAAAACTGACCTGCACCACCAGTAAAAGTACCAGCTGCTATACTGAAAGCGTCTGAACCTCCACACGTGAGATTATATGTGGACATATCCAATGTATTAGAGAAGCCTGACTGAATATCAACCTTGCTAACTGTAGTAGACATATCTAATGTGCAATCAGGAGAGTTGCCGTCAAATATAGCCACATCACCAGATCCAGGAACCCCTGCGCCACCTGCTCCACCGGAAGTAGCTGCCCAGTTGCTTGCGTCGTTCCAGTCGCTGTCTGTGTCACCTACGAAATAGCGATCAGCCAATGGACTCTACTCCTGTTGGATTTTCCACGTCGTTTACTTTACGTCGCCCTGCGTTGCATAGAGCAATATCGTCGTCAGTCAAGGTGTCTGTCTGCCATACACCAAAGGTCATGTTATACGGTCTGTTGTCGTCCGGATCAATCTCCTTCTCGGTGAACTGGTGATCGTCACCGAAGGTGCGGAGAACAAGGCCGGGTGTATGTCTACCTGTATCGTCTGTTTTTACATAAAAAACTTTCATTCTACCTCCTACGGAAGCCTAACCATGTCGAATTCAACTGTCAACACATCTGCTGGCGTCCCTGTAATAATGGCGTGAATGTACTCCGTATTATCCTTGTCTACAGAAATAATTAAATCCTTGCCTTGAAATATAAGATAATCACTTTCAGTCTCCATTTGGCTCGACATATTCACAAGAAAATCAGACGCCGACCTGGCGCCCCTCTCAAACAGAGATATTGCAAAGCTATTTCCGTTAGCTGACGAGATCTTGGCCCTGTATATCTCAGCAACATTGCCAGCTGGAAAATCAACATTCTTTGCACCTGATGCAGGTATAATTATATTTCCGGATTCAAACTGATCAGCGTCCGGATCGTACCATATGTTTGAGGCTGTACTGTAATGGTATCCAAAATGTCCCTTATGGTGAGGCTCAGGGTTTCCCCATGGTACGTGTCGTGGTATTGGACTCATAGTTCAAACTCCGCTATCTTCATAGACTTTTCATTGTCTATGTATATTCTGATTTTAAGATCCGTTTGCTGGGACATTATCTTGCGGAAGACACCAAACTGCCCCAGGCCGCGTATTTTATTAGTGGCAACGTCTCCGGGTGAAAGCGTCTCTCTAATCGTTATTTCTTCGTGACCGTGGCGGACATCAGGGGTGTAATGGAAAAAATCCTTGTATATGGAATCTCTTGTGAAATCAGAACCAATACCGCTTATCCCATCGACAACAAGGGATCCGTTATCGTCCATCCCGTCTAATATAAAGTTGTTGTTCAACGGGGATCCTCCACATTAAAAATTTATCTTCCACTTTGCTCCGGCCCGATAATTCATATCCTTATCAACATCGACACCGAGTTCAAGGTTGTTGTTCCTGCGCCGTGAATCCCGTACATAATCAAGCTCTTTCTTGACGATCTTCTCTGTACCCTTCATGGCATGGGCCACTTGCAGGTCGTGTTTAATGGCATGGACCTTGGGCTCGTCAAGTTCAGCGAGAATCCTGTCAGTGCTATCCACTAAGGTCCGAATGACATCAACAGCCTTTTTCTTCGCCCGGATCTGCTTATATATCGTGATTATTGCAGGTGCCGCAATGGTCAAGACAGCGATAATCTCACTTGAGTTCGACTTTATAAAATCAAACATCATGTACTCCTTTCAATAACATTATCATTAGCATCCCTGGTAATGTTAAAGGTGTGGCGGAGAGTTGAGTTGTCTTTCTCGTAAATCTCCTCATTGTCTCCATTATTAACAATTTTCCGTTTTCCCCTGACATAAGACTGAGTGTCGTTCATAATCTCACCCATGCTATTAGCTGCATCGTGATCCGCTTTTTCTTCATCCCATACACCATCTATGATGTCGCTCTTATCAGAAGATGAAATATATATTGCGGTTTGAGGGGCTGAGAGTACATTATTTGACCCATCCAGGTTGATTGCGTCGGTTTTAGCTTTCACTCCGATTACATTTGTTCCAATGCTTGAGAGGACTGAATCCAGATTTGTTTTAATTAAGACACCTATGCTTCCAGCTGTGCTGATTGAGGAGGTGAGCGCATCCCAAACACCACCAGCAACGCCAGAAATTGATGTGAGCGTCCTGGTTCCAGCAGCCCATACATTTGTGACAATGTCCTGCACAATCTTCCCTGCAGATCCAGCAGCAGTATGCCCAGATAAGATTTCATCCCAGACGTGATCCGCTACCTTATTCGCGGCGGCGTCAGAAAGTTCAGAAGATCCAATAGCATTTTCAGCAATAACGGAAGAAGTTATGGAATCATCTTGAGGAGCAACTTTCACATCTGCATCCTCCAGTTTTTTCTGCAATAACTCCGGATCCCCTGCGCCGTCCAGGATATTCAACTCGATAAACAGATTATTGTCAGCCGCCGTGGTTATTTCAAGCAATGCCCGGCCAGCTGTGTCGTTCTCTGATGAGTCAATCGTAAACCAATATATATTATTACCGATCTCGCTTAGAGATGAAGCCGAGAGGGCTGTACCAGACGTGCCTCCATTTTTATACAACTTGACCGTGAGATCACCGATGACAAGTCCAGTATTCCCCAAGTCAATGCTTAGAAAGACGTCCCCATCTTTAGCAAAAGCCTTTTCGATTCTATCATGTATGTCTGCCATGATTACCTCACAATGTTTGTTCTTGCAAGACTGACAGCGTCAGGCTCGCTTAAATACTTGTAACCTGGTTCAAGGGGATTATCGGTGTTCAGCATATTTACAAGCCCCTTCTCGGCTCTGTTTTCAAAGACAGTTATCTTAATCTGAGAATCATCGTCAAGCGTCGAATACTCAACTATTGCAAAATTTAATATAACCTGGTGGAACTGTAATGGAATCAAATACGGAGTATCGTATGGACCCATCAGTGGAGGCTGATACGCATAATAATCAACAGCTATAACCTTGTCATCTTCGGCAAGATCATCAGCAAAGTTGAGTATGTATGATCCAGGGGGATCTATCTGGTAGCTGTCTTGAATGGAGAATATAAGCTGTGTGCCGACAGCCGAGTCGGAAATAAGGGAAATATTCTGATTGTTATAATCAACACTTGATATTGTTATGGGGGACGCATTCCCCTCTATGTTCATCAGGAGGCCAGTCATATCCTCTGTAAAATTAGTAATGTGCGGGTTGCCTCTAACAATAGTTTTGTCCCCATCATATACAGAAACAAGTCCTGCCTGACTGGATCCGGCAAACTCTTGGGTAAGCTCAAGTTCGGTGCCGCTGACATAGCGAGCTATGCGGTAGACCTCTCCATCCCGACCGGATCGCAGAAACCTTCCAACCATTTCCGGAGTAAATGAAGTGCCAACACCAGAAACAGTCTTGGATCCGTATGTTAAAAACACGTAACCTTTAGAGGCATACGGAGAAGTTGTGATTTGCTGAATAGTACAAGCAAGGTGAGACATTGATGCCATGTCATCGCTATTGTATCGGTCAACATCCTGCGGAGCGAAAACCTCACACTTTGTACCGTCGTAACCTACCCGCATAAGATGCGAGAAATCAAAAGGCAACGCATACCGACTTTCTCCAGACTCACTCAGAATCTCTGCTGTTTTGTGAAGAAAGTACCAATCTGTTTTATGCGTTAAAACAAAATCAATACTATTATTTACAGCCTGCCGTGCAAGCTGAAATCGGTGCGTGTCGTCACTCGGCAGTCTGCATGCCCCGAGTATACTTCTTACCATCTGATTTAGGTTCACCGCTATCGTCTCCGGTACTTGTTTTTGTCTTTTCTTTCTTGTCTTCTTTGCGCTGCTTCTCAAGCGCTTTCATGCTAACCTCATGGATCAGGATATTAAAATCCTTATGCCCGCGAAGTGATTCAATGGCTTCGTTATCTTTATCGTCACATGAAAACCGGCCATTCTTGAATTCAGCATACCGAGGCGGAACCGCAACTAATCTCTGCCCCTTCTCTGGATTGAAAGTAACCTCCTCTTTGCGGACCAATACGCGGAGATTCGGATACTTCTTGCAAAGAAAAACCTTCATATTTCTTACTCCCAAAAAGAAAGATAAAAGTGTGACGCCGCCCTAACGACGTCACACCATGGAAAAAGCGCCTTGATTAGGCGGTGAAGTTTTTAATAATCCCGTGGGTTCTTTCGTCGATGATCTTGACACCCATTTCGCCAATGATTTCATGCTTGATGGCATCATCACCGGGATTCTGGACATTGCGGCGCATTTTGACAGAGCGCAGGGATTTCATTTTGATATTGTTGAGGTCGAGCATCCAGCCCCATGCGCCATAGGTTGCGCCCTTGAGCAGGCGATCCCTGACAATGTCAACTGTACCTTCAACGCTTTCATAGCGGGAAATGCGGATCCCGTATGTCTCCGGACCCTGGAAGACCTGGAGCTTGTCCTTTGCAAACCCGGTGATAACCCGAGAGAGCAGCGGGGAGGCGATCAGTACACGCCGGTCGGTGTTACCGTACTGGAAGACAGACGCCAGGAATGCCTCGAACTGAGCTTCTGTGAGAGACGCACCACTATTGTCAGTAACATTTGTGGTGATCCATTCCAGAAGTCCGCCAGTCTGACGGATAGGACGACCGTTCAGAGTTCCAAGGCTTCTGGATCCGAACTGGAAGGAGTAATTGACTGCCCGTTTCCATTCGCGTTCCTTTGCGGCGATCAGGCGAGCTTCTTCCTTGCCACCGTAAAGCTGAGACGCTTCCAGGGTTTTGGACAGATCAATAGTCTTCTTGTAAATCTGGGTGTAGTTGTACTTGATTTCGACCTTGCTGGATACTGCGGATGCAAGCTCGCCACCTTCCTCAGCTGTCGGCCCAATATTCCGGATGTCCTGGTCGTCAGCAACAGCAGCTGCGGTTGTTCCACCATAGCCACGCGTAACGGTCAAGTCAGTACCACCGGAGTCAACGGCGCTCACATAGAAGTTTTCGCCAGTGAGCGGATTATGAAGAACTTCACCAACAACAATAGATGTGTTGTCATCAAGAACCATCGTCGTAACGCTGTCATTCATAGCGCCATCAACAGTGACGGTATCTGTAACGTCTTCTTCTTCAAAGTGATTAAACTTCGGCTGGAGAGCCTGCTCCATAGCCAGCTTGGCCAGCAGAACAACAAGGGGAAACTGGTTCGGCTGGCGGAGGTAAATTCCAGACCAGTCAAACTGTAAGCGATCAGCCAAGATATTGCCTGTGGTGTGCATGCCACGAATATTATCAACCATTTTTATATCTCCGTTCTATTCGACACCAAAGAATTCCCGCTGACCGGATTGTCCTCTATCCATATTCAAAGCCTTTTCAAGCTGTGCTGTGTCACCAGTGGGGGTGCCGTATGGATTCTGGGGAGATCCGGGTTGATAAGACACGTCGGAGCCTCTTTCGAGGTTTGAAGATTCCTTAATAAATCTTTGCTGGGCCTGCAAATCCTCTGCCTGCTGGGCGGTAATTGGGCTTCCAGATCTTGCGGCTGCAAGTTCAAAAGCCTGTAGCGCTCCAACATTTTCGGCTTTCATAATAGCCTCAGCACTCTCGATATGCTTATCCCAATCGGGAATTGATTTGATCGAATTTATTATTTTTTCTGTTTTCTGTCCCTGCAATTCCTGTTCTACAGGGCCAACTCTTTGGGCGACCACAGCCTCCGTCTGGAGCTCGGCAAGCTCCTGGAACAACGAAAGCTCCTCGCCATCAAAAGTTTTTTTCGCCCTCTCAAAAAGCGCATTCTTTCTGTCTTCAAGGGAGGCCGGTTTACCATCGCCGGTTTCAGAAGGTTTACCACCGGAGAGCATCTTACCTAACGCCGCCTCCGACTTTGCAGAAGATTGAGCTTTCTTAAGCTCCTGGTTCTCAGCTTCAAGGCGCTGCAAGTGCTGGCTCGCCTCCTGATCGGAAGAAAACCGGCCCAATACACTTGCGCCACCGGATCCGGGATCTGCATCCTTATCCGTGCTTGCGGCTCTGCTGGTGTCATCGCTTACACCAGCTGCATCCGCTGCCTTTGCCTTAAGATCGTCAATGATACTCGACTCTCCTCCCCCGTCTAAACCTGGGGTCAGTCCGTCCTGTGAGTTTCCGCCTGCCATAAAAAACCTCCTTAAACTATTGGTCCAGGACACGCTCCTGGTATTCTTTGGCTATGTTTGCCAGGTCTGCCTCAAACACTTCGAGGCCCTTAACATAACCGTATTTTACTAAGTATTCATCTTGGCCCAACGGGTTCATGCTGAATGCTGACTCAGCAACGCTGCCCTTTAAGGCCATAAGTAATTCTATAAGACAATCCCTGTAGTCAGGAGAGGACATGAGAGACGATAATATACCGGCTGTCTTCTGGGAGATATTATATCTCTTTAGAAAGAAATCCTCCGGGCTATTATAGCGTTCCGATTGTACGTCCTGCATTCTGACCTCCAAGGGTTATGCCTGCCGGTCCGGAAGCCTGAGACTCCGCCACTCCAGCCGGGTTTAATGCAAAAGGAGCCTGCTGCGCTGCTGCCATCTGACCTCCTATGCTGCCCATTGCTGCCTGATCCTGCTGCCAGAACATAAGGTGCTGTGCAAGGTGAGCCTGAACAATGCCCTTGACGACCGGCGGTATACCGTCAACGTCAAGCAGCTGGGTGTGTACCGGTATGTGATCTGTATGAACCTCGCCAGGTAGAACCAGAATCTCGTTCTGGTATTTATACATGCGCTGATTTTCCTTGTACGGATCCCGATAAAATCCTTCGGTCATAAGTCCTGGCCTCTGGAGCATACGTTCTGAATCTCCCATTACCATTTTTTCTGACATCATATTTGCGATCTCGTCCAGGTTGAATTTCTGCAAAAGACCAGGTACCCTGGCCATGGTGTCAATCCATGTTGTCATCTGGTGAAATTCAATCATTCGGTTGCCGGTAGGCCCGCCGAGACTGTAATCGAATTTATAGTCATCTATGAATATATCGTCATGCCTCATGGCGTATGGCATTCCGTCGGTACCGAAAACCTGTACATACTCGGAAGGATCCCCAAACTGTTTGCGAAGTCTATACATATCCCGATACAATGTTGCCGCGGCAAACTGTCCGGTCCATATCTTAGTTTGAAGTCTGTATTGTGCGCCGGTGGATGCGATGCTTGCCTCTGTGGCTGTGGTGCGCTTGCTGCTCATTTCCCCGCGTGTCAACTCCGGATCCCCGTTTATCTCAGACATCTGTTTTTCGGCCTGCTGCTCCTCGATATACGCGGAGCTGGTTACGTCGGATACCTGAAATTCCTTAATCCCGTTGACGTCAATCAGCTTCTCTACACCGCCAGGACGAAAGCGGAGGCGATCCCCCTTGAATCCGGAAGTCGCACCTATGAAATACATCTTATTGATCACGCGGTGGACATTGTCCAGCCGCTGATTAAGTATAGTGTTGGCCAAGCCTTCAAGGTCCAGGCCGGGCTCGATCACGCCCATACCGACAAAGAAGTCGTCAACAATAGTGGATCTGTAAAAATAATACGGTATAATTCCATCATCAAAAGGATTGTCCCGGTACCGAATTACCTGGTTGCCTGCAACAGTAATCAGGTAATCCTTGTCAAACCGTTCATACAGCTTGACCATGGGCTCGCCTGTCTTGACGTTACCCAGTACGCTGCCGCGATACTCGGTTGTCTCTTCCTTAACGATCTCGCTGTCAGCCTCGATCTTGTCTGTATTAACATACAGCGGATCTTCCTTGAGGAGGCGGAGCGGTTTCCATATAAGCTCGTAGGTGTATCTTAAGTTCTCGTCTGGATCCACACAATCAGGATTCCACCACAGCCGCCGGGTGTTTACCAGGTTGACACAGGGGCGATCCTCTTTGATATACTTGTCCTTAACCTCTCTGACCAGCCCGACCATTTCACCTGCATCATTGAGCTTTGGACGCCGGGCGATCTTGCGGCCTTCCTCATACAGCCACGACAGCTTAAGCGGAGACAATCCCAGGCGCTCGCCCTGCTTGATCCATCGAAGGAACAAAGTAAGCCCGTTCTGCTTCTGGAACATGTCATAGCGGAGCTGCTTCTGGACGCCCTTAGCTTTGAGCTGCTGGATCCTGCTGCTTTCATGGTTGGGGGAGACGCTGCAAAGAGGCTTGTTGCTGACCATGGAAGGAAAGACCTTGCTGGCCTGAGACTCAACTTGCTTCATAAGATAAGGTATTCTGATGTTGGATCGGAATTCCTTCTCCATGTCCTTTAGGTTGATTTGCTTCTTATACGCCCAATAGGCGCGATCACACAGGCTCCACAGATTATCATAATACTCTGCCCGGTGGCTTTTAGCTGCGGATAGTTCGTCGTTGAATTTAGAGAGGATGTGCTTTTCTACTGACTTACGGTCGGAGGATGGAGCTTTGCCCCAGGGTGTTTCTGCACCTTGAGACTTCATAGCCTCCTCATTATCTAAAAGGTAGGCTGATACCTTATCCGGCATAACGCTCCCCTTAATGTGTAGATAGTATACTTATCACTATGTATATTACTACACACTATAGGGTTTGTCAAGGAAAAAGTGACAATTTTTGTCAGCATGAGTGACAATTTTTGTCAGTCAGTACCCTGTCACGTCGCACAGCGGGACATACTCGTCGCTTGTGTCCTCCGTGTCGGCCCCCTCCGGTACACCGTCATGGTCCAGGGTGATCTCAGGAAAGTACCCAATCTTGAGTTGCTGGGCCGTCGCGTCCAGAAGATCGTCCTTGCCGTTCTTGTGGCCCCGATAGCTCTTGAGCTTATTCCTAAGCTGGACATGCTCCTCCAGGGTCAAGAACCGATGTTCCTTGACGTATGGCTCCAGGAGTGATATGCGCTCGTGCTTGCTCTCCTTGATGGTATGTGGCTTGAATGGTATGAAGTTCATGCTGGTCACGTCGAGACCGTCGTTGTCTGCATAGGTCATAAGATAGTCCCACAGGCCGGATGATACACCGCCTGGGATCTCGATGGACATTAGTTCCGGCTTGAAGTCCCGGTACCAGTCGAACAGATACGCCGCAATCTGGCTGTTGGCAAATCGACCGACAAGGTATCGCACAGCGAATATGGCCCCCCTGGGATGTGCCGGAGTCCTGGGGCTCCAATAGCAGCAGACGATAGCGCTGCGGTCCGACTTCCCGGTGGTGGTACCTGCGCTGTCACAGGTGATGAAGAAATGCCCGAATGGCGGCCGGTGCTTATACAACATGAGGTCATCCGCCTTGAATATCGCATTGACCTTGGAAGATGTGATATTAAAGTATTGAGCCCAGAACGTCGCCTCGTCCTGCCCGGTGTCTGGATCCCGTAATATATCCTCCTCGATGGAGTTGAATTTCTGCGGAAAAATGTACCGCGTCCCGTCCGGATCCGACTGGTACTCCTCGCCGTCTCCCCCCTCCTCCCGCATCTTCCGGTGGCTGATAAACCACTTATTCTTAGCCGGCCTGCCTGACTTGCGCTCCTGCTTCTCGACACGATCTCTGGCCTTGAATATCAAAGAGTAATAGTCGTCGTCGTCATACCGGGTACCCTTGAACGTCCGCTTGCCCCCGCGCTTCATAATACTCAAAGTGTAGTCTATATCCTCTTTGACCTTATCCCGCTTCTCCTCGGTATTGACATTCTTCTTGGTTACAACGTCGTCATAGTCTATAACGTCAAAGTGGGAGCCGGTGATCTCACCCCCCAGGCCGACGGCCTCCAGGGTGGCATCCAGGTTTATATTCTTGCGGTTGACAGTGAAACGATATTTGCTCTTAGTCATGGTGGATGGGTCGGTCGGCCTGACATACGGAAAGAACCGGTTAAACTTCTCGCTGTTGATAATGATATTAGACATGGCCGACACAGCCTTTGTTACGAGCTTGTCTGTTGAAGACAGCAGCAGTATAGTGATTTCCGGATTCTCAGCGATCCGCTGCAGGTTGGCCCCCACAGTCAGCAGGGTTGTCTTCAAATGCTCCCGCGGCCACATCCACAGCATCTGCCTGTCCATCCCCTTGGCCCTCAGCTCGTCATGCCTGGCCAGCTCCTTGCGGTGGAAAGAGTTGTCAATGATCTTGCAGTCCATAATGTCCCAGCAGAACCGCCAGAGATTCCTCTTATACAAAATCTGGAGGCGGTTGTACTTCTTGCTGTCTATCATTGCCCAGCAGCTCCTCTACCTGGTTAGCGGCCTCCGGATCCATCTGTCCGTCGCCCGTGGTCTTGAAATACTGCTTGACGGCCTTCTCCTCCTCCAGGTCCTTCTCCATGGCCAGGGCCGCTTCTAATTCCTCGTCGGATACATCAGCCCCAATATTGGAGTCCTCCGGTATATCAAGATCTGGAAGACGCTTTGAACCTCTTCCATAGTCATCCCTTGGTCCTCTACCAGCTTGACCCGTTGCACCTCCACCAGCTCCTCGGTCATCAGGTTTCGATTTGGAGCCAGCCGCCCCAGCCTTACCTCCTTTAGCTCGACCCATCTGCGCAACACCGACCTCGACCCATACCAGTTCCAGTAGTCTCTTAAGCTCAACTGACTTAATACACCCATTCCTATCCCTCGCCTTGGCTATCTGTTCATGGATCAGGGCCACCCGGTACCGGCGGTCCAGCAGTGGTATATCACAGTCAAACAGCCGGTCCGCGTCCAGGCGATCCACATAATCCTCAAAATGCCTGCCCCATTTCTGAAAATACGACTGTCTGAACTTCTGAATATCCTTGATCATCTTCCGGTACCGCTTCCTCAACAGCCTATGCTTCTTAAACAGATCCCGATACCGGCTTATATACGACCGATAAATGCAGTCATCACACTTGCTCTCAGTCTTTTTCCTGGTAGCCACTAACCTCTCCCTCCGGTCCGTTCCATACGCTCCAGCCCTCCTGAGTCACGTACTCCACCTGGCCAGCCTTATACAATTCTCTTGCTTCCTGATATGTCAATGTCCGCGTCTCGGAAGATGTTCTCGTCAAGCAATACACCGCTTTCGTCCGATCCAGCTTCATCCGCACCCCCAAATATGTTCATGGTAAACAAAGTCCCGTTACTACACTGCATGCAGCTGGCAAAGGTCACGCGCGGGTTCAAAATCTTTATGGCAGGAGAGTCGGGATCCTTCTTGAAGAAAAACTCCCTCTCTCTAAAAAATACAACAGGGTACGACATTAAAACTCCAAAAAAAGGCCGCCACCGGGTAAAAGGAATAGACCGGCCACGAGGGCCGTTGGGGAAGGTGAAAACCCCGGCGGCGGCGGGTTATTATGTATACACCTCAACAAGAACACGAAACTCGCTTATCAGAGTAAACGTGTCACCATAAGACATCGGCCTCAGCCAGCGGTCAAGCGACAGGCACTCCACCGAGAACACGTCCTGCGGTGTCGGCGGTCGGCCCAGCTGCTCACACAGCCCAGACGTAAACCGGACAGGATACTGCCCAGACTTGTCAACCCACGTCTGAGAGAACACAGCCACTCTCACAATAGCCTCAAAGTGCTTCCGAAAAAGCTGCACAGTATCAATCGAGTCTGCCGAACCTATCGGCATGCTGCTTTTTACAATCTGAGGCGGGTTAGAGCTCTCAAGGGCAGCGTTTATATCCTCCATAGGCTCGGCCCGGTGGATAATCAACCGCGGCATAATCCAGTCATAATGATCAATCAGCCAGCTGTCCTGGAGTTCCCTGTCCTCCATAATCTGATCTGAGTGGAATTTCAAATTAAACTTCACTCTTTTGTCCGGATCCGGCTCCTTCTCGGGCTCCTTCTCGGGCTCCTTCTCAGCCTCACCCATCGCCCCCACCATAATAGCCTCCGTCCCATCACGAAGAACCAGAGTCCGATCACCCATCCTTGCCCGAAGTACCAAAACGGCATTGTCGGCCAGGAGCGCCGCGCTGGTCACACCATTGGACATAAGCGGGGAGTTCAAAGAATCCATGGCCAATTCAAACATATCAGTCCACAGCTTCTCCTCTCGGTCGTTCTCAAATCTGAGTTTGGATTCGCTTGACATCATCAACCCCCGCTCGAAAAGTTATTTTTGATATAAGCAACAGCATCGCGGACCTTTGGATCGCCACGATTATACGCCGCCTTAAGTACACGCACAGCATTCCCGGGACGTTTCCTCGGATCCGGTTCAGCAAGAACCGCCAGTCGGCGGATGGCTGCCTCTGTCTTGGGTTTCATATTCACTCCCTTGCCGGTCTAATTTTTATTCTTTTATTGTAGCACGACTCTCCAGATTGTCAAGCGCAAATTTATGGTGACGAAAGTCATCAAGGTCAAGATCACGCAGGAGCTGGTTAACAATCCTCGACTTGGGGATCCCTGATTTCTTGGATATCTGATTTAATTTCTCAGCCACAGAAACGTCAACAGAAAAAGCAGCCATACACTTCATATTTAATACTCCAATGATAAGTTAAAAATAATATATATATTATAGCCGGTGGCCCAGGGGAGTCAATCATCAAAATATTATTATTTTTGGCCAAAGTCATAAAGTACTGTAAAATAGTGTTATGCAAGTTATTCAAGTTTATGTCAGAAGTTTGGATAAGTGTAAGGTATTGAAAATAGGTGACTTAGAAACCTATATCCCTTATTATACTTATATACTACTATTATAAGTAAGTAAGTAAGTAAGTAAGGGGGGTTTATAAGTGAGAAAAAAAAAGAGACATATATTATCCAGGAATTCTAACATAACTTGAATAAGTGGTACTTTTTACTCCATAAAGTATTGATATATCCGATGTTCTGCTTATACAAAAGTTTTGAATAAACTTGGATAAACTTGGATAAAGCTGGATAAAGCTGGATAAAGTCCGCTGGAGATCGTGTATTTTGGGCCAAGAAGGCGTTATTCAGATGTTCTGAATAAGTGGTGAATATATTTGGATAAGTGGATCCTGGCCGAAAAAATTTTCCCGTGCAAAAAAAAGAGGGGTGTTCCATGGGGATGTGAGCGGCGCGCTGGGGGCAGCCCCCCCTCCCCCTGAACGTCCGATAATAATGAATTATGTTGCTTTCCGCTGGATCAGCGCCCAAATCCCGGCAGGATCCGCCGGGTTTTGGCCCAGCAGTCCGGGGATCCCCGGCCGCAGCTTGGGATATAGGACTATTGCGACATCCGCAACTGTACGCCACCACCCACCGGCCCCAGACTACAAGCCCCGCAGCACTACAGAATAGGACAATCGCGCCATAATATGTAACGCGCGCGTCAATACAATATCAACCATCCAGTACAATATCAACCATAAGTACATCGGACACGCAATGTCCTACCTTGACCGACCACCCGACCACCCGACCACCCGCCCGGATCCACCCGCCCGGATCCACCCCAGATCCACCCCCACCCGACCAGATCCAGCAGCCCGACCGTCTGCAAGCCGTATTGACTCCAGGACAATCCCCCGCCAACCCGCATAAACACTGTATCTTTGCTCTTGAACTACATTAAACCACGACATAAACCGGGCTACAACAACAGCTTATAAATCGCTATGGTTTAAGCGTGCTACGCGAGAACACACACGAGAGAAAAAAATAAAACTTTTTACGTCCGCCCGAAACCCGCATAAACAGTGGCTTCACGCCCGACCGCCCCCGGCCCGACAACACCCCAGCCTATTGACAGATCCAACAAATAAATATAATGTACTACAGAAGATTTATAACATTCACTTTTTTTAAGGAGGCAGGACAGATGAAGCAGATCATTGAAGACGGCATACAAGACAGCGCCCGGAGATGTGTCTGGAGCGCAATACGCGACGCTGAAAAAATGCACGCAGCTGGTTTTATGGTACCGGATGAACTTTTCATCTTAGACCACGTGAACAAGCTGTTAGGCCAACTGCACACGGCCAACAGCACGAACGAGGACATAAAGCGAGGACTGAACAAGCTGGAGATGGACGCCGACCGGGAGCCCGTCGCAGTACGCAGCGAAGACCCGGCCAGATACAACGCAGAAACCGAGGCCCGCCGGGAACTGGAGGCCGCGAAGGAGGCCGCCGACGACGACAA